CAAACCCTATCGCTTGACCAGTTGATGGCTATCAGCCCCGACGTGGTAAAGATGATTCTGGAGAAGCAGAATGACGCGCAGATGATTGCGCTGCTCCAAGCTCAGTTTAATGGAATCCCCGAAAAGAAAGCTAAGCGTATCCTTAATGACTTACGCAAAACTGGTACGGCTGAATTTCCGGTGGTTAGGCGTAGCGTTGATCGTCCTTGGGTGCAAGCAGTTGCGCCGGATGGCGACGTTCTTTTCCCGGCCTATGCCACCGATCCTCAACGCGCTCCTTATTGCTTCTGGCGTGTGCTAATGACTGCGCAGGAACTGCGTAACAAGATTAGCAGCAACGGCTGGGATAAGGACTGGGTGGAGTACGTTATCGAAAACTGCAAAGAAGCGGGAGACCCCCTCCGACTTGAACGGCGCAACCAGTTCACTTACACCACCGTGACGTACGATGCGTCGGAGTTGTATGAGGTCATCTATGGCTATCAGCGACTGATTGACGAAGAGGACAACTCGGAGGGGATCTACTGCACGGTGTTCCATCGTGAAGTGTATGGCAAGCAGGAAGTTCCTGACTATGCAAAGTTTGAACTGATGAATGGGTACGAAGACTATCCGTTTGTCGTTACCAAGCTGTCCGAAGACAACAAGCGTCTCTACGATATTCAGTCGGTGCCGGAAATGCTGAAGGGCATCCAATGGCAGGTAAAGACTGAGCGCGATAGTCGCATCGACCGCAACAGTCTGGCTACGATGCCGCCCATCATGCACCCTGTGGGCAACGCCCCGTCCGATTGGGGTCCGGGTCGTTATGTTCCCTATCGCCGCGCTGGCGAGTTCCAGTTTGGTCCGGTGCCGCAATACAACCCCGGCTCGATGGAAATGGAGCAGACCCAGCTTGCTCAGGCCGACAAGATTATTGGCCTCGATATTAACAACCCGCTGTCGCAGATTCAGCAGCAGTACTTTGTAGACAAGTTCCTCACGCACGTCCGCGACGTGTTGCGCCTAGCCTACAAGTGCTTCCAGCGGTTTGGCCCCGATCAAGTGTTCTTTCGCGTTACGGGTGTGTCTGATCCCCAGCGTTATAGCAAGGGCGACCCGAATGAAAACTTTGACATTATTATTAACTATGATGTCATGCAAAATGATCCCGATAACATTGAAGCACAGATTACGCAGTTTTCTACGCTACTTCAGTTGGACCGGAATGGCCGCATGGACGTGGATATGCTTCTCGAATTGGCCGCGAGTGCCATCAATCCGGTTGTTGCTGACTCCATTCTCCGTCCTGCTGGGCAAGCGGCAGACCAAATCACGAAGCAAGTTACGGACGACCTGTCCAAGATCTACGCAGGCATCGAAGTTGGTGCGCGTCCGAACGGTGCGCAAATCGCGATGCAGGTGATCCAGTCTTACGTCCAGCAGCCTGACGTTAGCCAGCGTCTACAGAGCGATCAGGCGTTCCAAGCTCGTTTCCAGAAGTACGCTCAGCAGTACCAGTTCCAGATGACGCAGCAGCAGAACGCCCAGATTGGCCGTATCGGTACGGCTCCCGCTGCAATGGGAGACACCAATACGCAGACCATGCAGCAGACTCCTAGTTACTAATGCAAAAGCCAGATAACCTAGATAGCCTCATCCACATTGACGCATACGTTGAGTTCCTTGATGGAATCTACGCCTTGCGCGAATCGTTGATTCAGCAGCTTCACGACGTATCCTCCGACCGCATCCAGCAGATTAGCGGTCGAATCCTCCAATGCGATGACATCCTCCAGATGGGTGGATATGATCGTATTGTTTCTCGTAGAGGATGACGTAGCCCCTTTTTCTTAAAGGGGCCGTTGTTCGCTGTGTCGCTCTGAAAACCGCGACAGACGAAACGTGAAATAAAAGAAACCCCTAAAAGAAAGGGGGAGTGTGAGGGGGATTTTTTCGTCGTGTCAAGCCTATTCGACATGGCACCTAATTTTCTCTGTTAGCTCAAAAGCGGGTCTTTTCTAAAGCATGGTATATTCCCGCTATCGCCAACGCGAGGCGTTAAAACGCGGAAAACCAACAATGTCTGATGAAGCTACGTCCGTCGCCGGGGACGCTAAACAGTCGGTGGTCTCAGAAAAGTCTAATATGACAGCGAGCCAATACGCGGTTCGCCGTCTCGGTGAGTTGAAGGTTAAGCCTGACGGGGCTTTGAATCCCGCCAGTCGCCCAGCCGAACAGCCCACCAGCCAATCCGCGCCAGCGGAAGAGGAACAGCAAGAGCAGGCGAGCAACGACCAAGCTCAGGCTGAACCGAATCCGACGGGCAAGGACGTTCCTTCACAAGTTGAACTCTCGGAACTTTCCGATGAGGACATCCAAGAACTCGCTCAGAAAGGCAAGTCTGGCCTGCTCAAGCGCATTGCGGAACTTACAGCCAAGCGAAAGCTAGCCGAGGAGAAAGCAGCGCAGTTGGAAGCCTACATGGCCCAACAGCAGAACAACAAGCCCCTTGAGCCGAAGGTCGAGAATAATCCCTACGCCAGCATCTCCTCTATTGAGGATCTTGGGAAGAAAGTCCAAGAGGTAGCTGATGTTGTTGAGTGGGCAGAAGATATTCTGGATCGCGCTGAACACCTCGGCTTTGAAGATATTGCCGCAACGGTGGATGGGCGCGAACTGACTAAGGCTCAGGTAAAGGAGACTCTCCGCAATGCCCGCAAGGCACGCGACAAGTTTCTCCCAGCGCAGAAAAAGGACATTGAAGCTGGCATCCAGCGCAAAGGTCTTCGTTCTGCTTTCGAGCAACAGGCGGTCAAAGAGCTTGAGTGGCTTGCCACCCAAGAAGACAATGACATAAAACGCCAGTTCTTTGCGATGCTTAATGATCCGCGCCTCAAGGGCATGGAAGAAGCATTGCCGGATGTTGCTCCTCAGTTGCCCTACATCTTGGCCCATGCTGCCAATTCGATGTTTGCGCGAAAAACAATTCCGATGGACAGCAAGCCCTCTCCCAAGTTGACGCCTCCCGGCTCCCCTTCCGCTACAGCGGCTGCGGGTGATCGGACGCCTTCTTCGGGTGAGCGCAATATGAAGGAAGTGTCTAAGCGGTTGGCGGACTCAGGTAGCGTAAGCGACTTCATCGCCCTTCGTGCAGCACAACTCTCTAAACGCAAGTAAACTACTACTACAATGGCTTTTGCAAATACTTACGATACGACCAATCCGGGTTCCGCGGTTTCCAATCGCGAAGACCTTCTCGATGTCCTGACGATCCTCGCCCCCGAGGAGACTCCGGTTCTCTCTTCCGCTGCTAAGTCCAAGGCGTCCGCTACCTTCGTGGAGTGGACCGTTGACAGCCTCTCGTCTCCCGTGACCACGGGCGTTGCCGAGGGTAGCGATGTCACCGTCTTCACGGACAAGTTTGCCAACCGCGCTCGTCTGGGTAACTACATCCAGAAGTTCCGCCGCGACTTCATGGTTTCGGACCTCCAGAACGCTGTTGATAGCGTTGGTCCTGCCAAGATCGCTCAGGCGGAGGCCAAGGCTGTCCGCGAGATCAAGCGCGACATCGAGGCCACCCTGTGCTCCAACAACGACCGCACGGTTGAAGATGGTGCTGGCACGCCCTACGGCCTGCGCGGCCTCGGCGACTGGATTGACTCGGCTGGTCCGTCGGACGTTCCTGCTACCTACCGCACCCCGGCTGGCTCCATCCATGGTTCCGGCACGTTCAATGAGACGGTGTTCAACAACCTCATCACCTCGATCTACCGCGTTACGGGTACGTCGAATGGTCTGACGCTGGTTGCTGACACGGCCCTCCGCCGCGTCATCAGCGACTTCGCCCGTACCTCGGGTGCCTCGGACTACTCGGTTCGCCGTGTGGCTTACGAGGGTGGCGAGGCCACGATCAAGCTGTCGGTTGAACTCTATGAGTCCGACCATGGCATCGTGTCCATCGTTAACATGAACCCGGACTGCGCGCCGGATACCACGAACAAGGACACGGGTTACCTCGTGAATCCGGAGTTCTACGGTGTTGCGGAGCTTATTCCGCTCGGCTCGACCCGTCTGCCGAATCTCGGCGGTGGCGAGCGCGGTTATGTTGATTGCGCCCTCACCCTGTTGGTTCAGCATCCGGGTGCGCATGGTAAGATCACCGTGCTCAGCTAACATTAACTAGGAGTCTACTCACATGGCTAAACTTACGATTAACGAAGCAGCGGCGGGCTTCACGCACAAGGTTGCGTTCGATTACGTCGATCTCCAGCGCACGGGGTTCCTTAGCACCATCGGTGCGGCGAACCAGTTCAAGGCTGGCAAGCTCGGGGCTGGTGGCATCATTGATACGGCTGTTTTCTATCAGATCGTTGATCCGGCTGGCGCGTCCAACCTGACCATCGACTTCGGCGTTACGGGTGCTGACCCGGACGAACTGATTGACAATGGCGACGTTGATGCGATGACGCAGGTCATCTGGAACACGGGCGATGCCTTCGTTGGCACCGACTCGGGTACGCACACGACCTCCAATGTTGTGAACGGCTACGCCAATAACACGGCGTCGGCGGTTGACCTGTTGGTTGAGTTCAACGGCACGGTGTCTAGCCTCACGGCTGGTAGCTGGGTGCTGGCTTGGCGTCAGATGGAAGTCCCCACCTCGTAAAGACTTCTTGTGTTAGAATAAGCCACCCTCTTAACTGGGGGTGGCTTTTTTATGCATATCAAAGTAGCTTCACCCGAAATTACACGGGAAGAAATCGATAACGAGCTTCGTAAAGAAATCATCCGCAGCCTAGATTTTGAGAAGGCTACGGAGGCGGAGCGTGTTAATGTAGCTAAGGCGCAGGCTTCTCTAATGAAGGGCCACAAGGCCATTCCCGGTTTGGGTAAGTGTGTGGGCGTTATGCCTGCCCGCGAGTACTTCCGGCTGGTGAAGAAGTACGGCCATGAGACGGTGCATAGCCGCGAGTTCATGTCCTATTTCAACAAGAAGATGCCAGAGCTTTCGCCCAATAAAGCGTAATGACCAACCGCACCTACACCGACCTGTTCGACCTGATCGAGTCCCTTGCGGGAGTTGATGAATTTGCGCCTACAGAATCCACAAAGATTCTGGCGATGGCTAACAGGCGGCTGCGGCAAGCCTATGACTCTTGCGATGTCTGGCCGCGCTATATGCGGTTGGATGCTCGCCCTGCCCCTAATGGCATTGTGCCGTACAGCTACGATTCTGCTAACGGCAGCCGCATGGCTTCTTCTGCTACGCGCAGCGGGACCACCGTTACCTTCGTTACGGGCGGTGTGGACTTCGATGTTGTAGTGGGACAAAATGTCACAGTGTCTGGGCTAAGTGGTAGCACTAACCCAAACGGCACATATTCAATTACTTCTGTTGATGGGCAGACCGTAACCTACGAACTGCCTTCTGGTACGGGCACCGAAACCTACACAGGCACGGGACTACTCACCCCCGTTACGATGCCTGACGTAGAAATCTTTATGCGCCTGCATGACCGCAACCCCGTGCAGGGTGTTGGCGGCTGGGAATACGACTTTTTTGTTGATAGCAACGGAGCCAACATCGTTGGCAACTATCCTGAGCTTGATGGCTTTTTTGTTACTTATAAAGCTATTTGGGATGGTCCTTATACGACGGCATCTGCTACCATTCCTCAAGAGTGGTTTTATTACGTCGGGCACGCCACCTATGCAGATTTCCTTCGGATGGACGGTCAAGTGGACAAGGCAATGGCTGAAGAGGCTGTTGCGCAGATGTACCTCGACACCGAACTTACTAAGGCCAGCCAGCAGCGTAATATGAACAACCTGTTCCGCCGCATTTCTACCTACACCTCACGCCAGTTCCGCTAAACATGAATAACTCACTCGTAGTCAATCTCTACCCCCAGCCGACTGGCGAAGCCGATCAGCGCCTCACGGTTAGCACCGCAGTCGTTTCGCTTGATGCGAATTGGACCTCTTCCAAGACCAAGTACATTTTGGTCGATGTGCAGACGAACGACGTGATGGTGACGTTTGACGGTAGCAATCCGTCGTCTACGAACGGCCATCTGTTCAAGGCTGGCGTGCAGCCCTTCCTTTGGAACAAGGAAACGGCCCGATTGGCTAAGTTCATCCGCGCAGGCGGAAGTGATGCCGCTGTACAGGCAACCCCCTTCTCCGTCTAAGCCATGCCTAACGCACGCATCGTCAATACCCCGTCGCAGGCTATTCCGCAGAATGGCACGACGCACAAGCAGCGCACGGTTAGCTCATCGGCTGTAGCTTTCCTTGATTGGACGTTGGCTACCGATACGGAACATCTTCTGGTACAGGTGACGGGAGCGGATATTCGTGTTACCTTCGACGGAACCACCGATCCTACGGCCACCAAGGGCTTCCGTATGCCAGCCAATAGCTCGGCCTACTGGACGCGCACTATGGCCCTTAAAGCCCGCGCAATCCGCGAAGCTTCTACTGATGCTGTAATTGAGGCGCAGGAACTCAACTACCTCTAATAATGGACATCTTCAAGACGCTGTTGTTGGACACTCCCGTGTCGACGGCAATTAGTGGCACAATATCCGTCAATCAAGGTGGCACCGGAGCTACTACTGCCGCCGATGCGCGAGTTAATTTGCTGCCCTCTTATACGGGTAATGCAAATAAGGTGCTAAGCCTTAACTCTGGGGCAACGGATGTCGAGTGGACTACGAACGGTGCTGGCACCGTAACGAGTGTTGATCTCACGGCTGGTACGGGAATTACCGTTTCGGGTGGCCCGATTACGTCTAGCGGTAGCATTACGGTAACCAATTCTGCACCTGACCAGACGGTGGTGCTTACGGCGGGAACAGGTATATCGACTTCTGGGACTTATCCCAACTTCACGATTACCAACTCCGCGCCGGATCAGACGGTGGTTCTAACGCAGGGCGGCACCACCACCATCACGGGAACCTACCCCAACTTTACGATTTCGTCTGCCGATCAATACACGGGCACCGTTACAAGTGTTGACGTATCTGGTGGAACTACGGGCCTAACCACCTCGGGCGGTCCTGTCACCGGAAGCGGTACGATTACCCTAGCTGGTACGTTGGCTGTAGCTAATGGCGGCACGGGCCTAACCTCTGGCACCTCTGGCGGTGTGTTGGCCTTTACGGCAAGCGGCACCTTAGCCTCGTCCAGCGCATTGGAGTCCAATGCCATTGTTGTTGGCGGTGGTGCTGGAGCCGCGCCATCCACCATCACTACGGGTACTGGCGTTGTAACGGCTCTAGGGGTCAATACAGGCACCGCTGGCGCGTTTGTGGTCGATGGTGGTGCCTTGGGTACGCCTAGCTCGGGAACGGTTACTAATCTTACGGGAACGGCCTCTATCAACATCAATGGCACCGTCGGAGCAACCACGGCTGCGGCTGGTAAGTTCACGACGCTGGATGCCTCTGGCAACGTAGGCTTTGATGGCGGCACGTTTACTTTTAATGACGCCGGAGCCGATAAGGACTTCCGTATTGAGGGGGACACAAAGGCTAACTTGTTCTTCTCGGATGCCTCGGTTGATCGCATTGGCATCAACGAGGGAACCCCTCTTGCCCGCCTAGACCTTAATGGCAACTATGCTGGCAATATTACGGCGGTAGCCGCGCTAGACATCGACTGTTCAACGGCCAACTACTTCACTAAGACCATTGCAGGTAACTCTACGTTCACCTTTAGCAATCCTCCGTCTAGTCGTTCATTCGCGTTCGCTCTTGAACTCACACACACTTCTGGTGCCATCACTTGGCCGACTACCGTAAAGTGGCCCAAGGACACAGCACCAACCCTAACCACGGGTAAAACCCACATCTTTATTTTTGTCACCGACGACGGCGGTACACGCTGGCGCGGTGCTTCTCTCGTAGACTACGTTAACTAATTATGGACCCGAACGTCATCAAACTTGCGATGGGTGCTGCTGGTGCTGGTGGAGTAGACTTTCAGCTTTGGACATGGGGATATAATGCCAACGGCCAACTAGGACAAAATAATTTAACTTATTATTCATCCCCTAGACAGGTTGGTTCTTTAACCGATTGGAGCAAAATTAGCGGAGGATTCCAACATTGTTTAGCTGTCAAAACAAATGGAGGTTTATGGGCTTGGGGAGGTAATTCATTTGGACAACATGGAACTGGAAACACAACAGGGCGATCATCTCCAGTTCAAGTTGGAGCATTAACTGACTGGCTTTCTGCATCTGCTGGATATAGACATTCAGCAGCCGTAAAGACCGATGGAACGCTTTGGGCATGGGGCGACAATAGCTTCGGTCAACTTGGTGATGGAACAACGGTTAACAAATCATCTCCTGTTCAGGTTGGGGCTTTAACTACTTGGGCTAAAGTAAGCGCAGGAGGCGCGGCTTCTTCTGGATTTACCTTAGCAATTAAAACCGATGGAACACTTTGGGCGTTTGGCAGAAATAATTTTGGACAGCTTGGAACCGGAAATACAACTTCTTACTCGTCTCCAATACAAATTGGAGCTTTAACTACATGGTCATCAATATCTGCCCATGTTTACAATTCCCACGCAATTAAAACAGATGGAACTCTGTGGGGATGGGGGCAGAATAGTTCTGGGGATTTGGGAGTTGGCGACCAAACTTCTTATTCTTCTCCTAAACAAGTTGGCGCACTTACAAATTGGAGATCGGTTTCAAAAGATGTTACTAATGGAGCCTCAATACTTGCTGTTAAAACAGACAACACAGCTTGGGGTTGGGGTAGTAATGTTTATGGCGCTTTAGGCATTGGAAGCTCCGGTGACAGTTACTCATCACCAGTACAAATTGGGGCGCTATCGAATTGGTCTGTAATTGAGTGCGATGGATATAGTTCGATTGCTTTAAAAACTGGCGGAACTCTTTGGTCTTGGGGCTATAACTACTATGGACAACTTGGAGCTGGAAACAAAACAGATCGATCATCTCCAGTTCAAGTTGGAGCATTAACCAGTTGGCAATCTATTTCTGCTGGAAGATTTTTTGCAACGGCGATTAAGAAACCATAAAAAACAGATTTACTTTTTAGAATTTCTAGTCATAAAAATCTTATGGCTAAGACACTTCAAAAAAAGTTATTTTTTCTTTCTGGGCTGCCGCGTTCTGGATCAACGCTTTTAGCTGCTATCCTTAATCAAAATCCGCAAATCCATGTTACAACAACATCCGGACTTGTTTTTGCTTTAGATGGTCTTGCTACAACTTGGAGCAAAGAACCATTTTTAAATGATAGTGATCCAGATAGGAAGCAATTAGTTGCTTCAATGAGAACACTAATCAATGGTTTTTATGAAACAGATAAACCAGTTGTAATAGACAAAAGTCGTGCTTGGCCTATTCCAATGATTATGTCATCTATGGAGCGCGTTACTGGAGAAAAACCGCGCATTATTGCTACTGTTCGCAGTGTTCCAGACTGCATGGCATCTTTTGTTCGTGTAGCAAAACCAGATGACTTAGATGCGTTTATATCAGAAAGCAGTTTGGTAACACATCTTAAAGTGTCTTACAAAACTCTTATGGCTGGAAGCAAGCAAAATCCAGATTGTTTTCTTTTTATTGAGTATGATGATTTGCTTTTAAATCCCAAGAAACAGCTAGAAAAAATCCATCAATTCTTAGACCTTCCAAATTTTATTTATGATTTCAACAATATTGATGGATCATCCGTTAAAGAAGACGATGAAGGCGTGCATCGGTGCAAGGGGATGCACGATATCAAGCCAAAACTTGAGCCACAACACAATGAATACGCTAGTGATGTTCTCAAGCATCATTACACTCAGTTTTGCCAACCAGAATTTTGGCTTCCTAAACCGCGAACCACGCCAGACATTGATCTTCTCGATTTGCAACTGACGGCTTCGACGATGGGCGATTTCGCCGAGGGTCAACGGATCGCAGACAAACTAAAGGCAGAACGTCCCAACGACCACCGCGCAGCCTACAACCGTGGCTGGTACGAACTGCGTGATGGCAACATTGAAGAAGGCTACAAGCTCCTTCATCGTGGGCGCAAGGTGGGTGTATTTGGCAATAGCCAACCAAATAGTCCGCAGCCTGAGTGGAACGGTAGCAGCGGCCACACCATCCTTCTTCAGTTGGAGGGCGGACTTGGAGATCAGCTTCACCAGCTGCGCTATACACGGAATCTGCGGTTAAACGGTTACAGTCCTATCGTTAGCTGCTCTGGTGAGCTAGTGCCATTTATCGCCTCTACGGAACTGGCTGATGCCGTAGTGCAGCATGGCGCGGAATATGGGGTATTCCACGACTATTGGATGTCTGGAATGTCTAGCCCTATGTACCTCGGGCTAAACCGTAGGTCCATCCAAGGAGACGCATACATCCACACCGACTTTACTGTTCCTAATAAGAAGCTACGGGTAGGGCTTCGTTGGTCGGGCAACAAGACCTTTGAGGCCCAGCACCACAAGCTATTCCCGGCCCAATTGTTCTTTGATGCCGTAAAGCGCGACGATGTAGAATTCATCTCCCTCCAGCGGGATGCCGACCTAGAGTTCAAGCCAAGCTGGGTACAGGACGTACCACTTGAAACGTGGAACGACACCCATAAGGCAGTTAGCTCCTGCGACCTTGTAATCAGTAGCTGTACGTCCGTAAGCCACCTATCCGCAGCAATGGGTATCCCCACTTGGGTTGTCATTCCAATTATGGGGTATTATCTGTATGCCGAACCCGGCAATAAGACGCCCTATTACAACTCTATGCGGTTGTTTCGCCAACAGAAGTATGGCGACTGGACCCATCCCTTTGAAGAAATCAAGAGCCTAAATTATTCCCATGAACTACTGTCTTGTTGAAAATGGCGTCATTGCCGACGGCCCCCGTGGACTTCCCCGTTCATGGCGTAATAT